CATTGATTCGTCGCACAAGTTCATCATATGCTTCTGCGGATACAATAATCCTTTCTGGTTCTTGTCCTAATCTCAACTTACGTTCTGGACTGATGGTTAGATTGTATGGGTCATCATAAGGATAGATGTATTCCTCAAACCATCCAATACTCAAACTCTCCCAGAACTCACCATAACCCCATTCATCACCGTCATCATAACAGTCAAGAATATACAGGACATTACGAAATCCATCAAGGAAGAGTTCCCATTTTGTTGGGTTTTCAAATCTCATTTTAACACCTCATCAACATCAACAGCATCATAATCATCAATACCAAGTTTCAACCTTACGAAATCAATAAAATCTGTAGCATTTCGTTCATAGACATAATATCCACCATTATTATCACTTTCCGTGTAGTTGGAGAAATAATCATCAAACACTACCATAATTGCAAGTGCTCTGGATTTATCATGCTCCGTCAAGTTCTTATGAGGATGAGATACAATTTTTGTAATACACTCAAAAAGTTCTTCACGAGTATATGAGAATGCTTTTGCTTCTTGATTGAGATTGTAAGTCATGACGTTTCATCACTCCAATAGTATCTCAGTTTATCACCATCTGCGTGAATATTCAAGTGGTAGATTTTACCATTTTGTGTGTAAATGCCCACCCACAGGCTGCGTTCGTTCATACTTTCCAGGTGAAACATTTCCACCTCTTCCAGCACGATTTCATCAGGGTTTTCTTCCCACCTTACTAGTTTAGTCATTTTTTCCACTTCCACTCACTCTTGATACTCCATTCTTTTCTAATATAAGAATAGTTTAGATAATCCCAAAAGATACCTTGATAGTCCTCTAAGTCCCATTCAGGGTCAGTCCCATCATATTCCATCAGTTGTTTCCACAACTCAAAACATACATTAAAAACTTTCATGATAAGTTAAAGTGCAAATGCGTTTGCCAAGTACCAATAGTTTTATCCCGAAGCATATTAGCAATCAGGTTAGGAATAAATCGCGTATACTTATCCAGAAACTCTCGCTCTGTAAGTTCATCACATCCGCGTAGATAATGATCATAATTAACAAAGTTTGCAAATTTTGTGAACTCATAATCTCTTTCACCATCAAGATCATAACGGCAGATTTGTAACCAAATAGAACGACCTTCACCAGTGGCACAGTAATCAATCGCAAAGAACCGATAGAATGGTTTTTCATCCATTGTTTTCTCTCACTCTTTTAAGAAATTCATCACTCTGTTGATACAATCGTGCAATCAAATCTTTAATATCATCAATTGCAATCACATTATACTCCACATTCATATTTTCGCAAATAAGAGCATCAACCATACATTCTAGTGCCATTGCCTGCATATGTTCTGGTGTGATTGGTGTTCCATGGGGAAGTCCAGAACACTCATCATTGTAGAAAGCATTATACCGTCGCAGGACAGTATCACTTCGTTCTTTGCGTTCCCATTCTTCCTTTGCAAGTTCTCTGTTTGCTGCTTCACGACGTTCTGCTTCTTCAAACATTTCATCGGGGTATGGTTCACAATCCATTGTTTTTTCTATTTCAAGTTTAAATTTAGGTGTTTTGGTTCCAAGAGTAAGATTTTCAAGAGTTGGAGAAGGTATACGGGATGTTTCCTTACCGTTTGCATAAAAGATTAAGTCTTTGTTCATAAGTTCTCTCAACTTCTGTTTGCCGTATTCAGTGAGTTCTTGTTTTTTATTGCGGAGTTCTTCTACTTCTTCTTGTGTGAGATTAACCCAAGGCATATCATCGTTCATCGCAGTTTCTCCCGCATAAGTTTCAGACACTCGTTCCATTTATAAGAGTTAGTATCGTGTTCTTTCGGCAACCAACCTTCTACGGCATCCACAATCTCATCGGTGCAGTCAATACTATACCCCAAGTCATCCCGTATAATGTCCCAGAGTTTTCTAGTCATTGGTCTTGGAGCATCTCCCAGTATTATAACCCGTCAAGAAGGCAGAATGCAACCACTTGGTCATCAAGTCCTTACGAGTATTGACATCCTCAACTTCACAATCACCAAAGAAGTACTCACTGCGAAGTGAAAAACCTCCATAAAGGTCGTGAAACCATTCCTGAAATGCGACTTCGGCAGTTTCTTCCCATTCCCAATCGTTCGCAGGATGTTTCATAGGTCTAATGGTTGTTGTGGGTCTTGATACCAGAACTCTTTATATGTAATCCACTTTTCCACATCAGTTTCCATCTGTGCTAACCAGTGAATACCATTTACATCAATCGCATCAAGATAATGAATACCTGTCTTGGGGCAGATTACTCTGGATACTTGTGCGAAAAATACTCGTTCAGTCATTTGTCTTTCCAGGTAAAGTCCAGAAGCAGTTTTGAAAAATATCTCACAATACGATTTGGTTTCTTTTTCAGATACACTTTGATGTTTGGTTTGATGTCCCAGTATCCTACCTCATCTTTACCAATTCTAAACTCTGTAGTCCAATCTACAGCACTGCTCACACCAAGAGTAGAACAATCTAAATTACCTATTGTAAGTCTGACTGGGAATTGTCCGTGTTCCTTCGCATACTCAAAGTTCTCAATAATCCTATTGAACTTTTGATTGTAAAGATACTCTTGATGACATTTGAGTTGTGCGAACTTGTACTCTACATCCTCAATTTGTTTATCAATCTTCTCATCAAACTCTTGTGATATTTCTTCTAATGATTTGCGTGGTAGTTTAAATCCAGTAAGTTCAGGATGCTCATAAGGAATAGTGTAGTATTCTTTTGCGATCTCATATTGTTCATTATCTTCACTCATAGAAGCAACCAAAGCCATAGTATCAAAGACATTTTTTATATCTTTGATGGTTTTGAGTTTGCTTGTATCAAGTTTGTGATTTAGTCGTTCAGTCATTTCTCCTCCCAATATGCTCTCACATTTTTATAAGGTTCATCATACTTTCCTCCTTTTACCTCATCCAAACAAGCAATAAGTTTTACGATCTGATAGTTTTCTTTGAAATGCTCTGTGTTATTCAATTCCTCATAGGCATCTTCTATTGTAAGGTAAATGACTTGATTGGTCTTGTGTAAATCAGCATAGACCTTACCATCCTGCCTCTTCAACATAATCACATAGAATTCAGTCATTTCAGTTCCTCTTCAATCCTTTCAATCTCAAAGATTTCATTTAGAAACTCCAAACCATACTTACCCACAACCCAAGCATCTTTATCCTCAAAGAACCGATCACCAATGGTTCTCATATTATAGCATTCTTTGTCTTTATCAAAGAAGGCAATCACATAACAATACTCTTTGCCTTCACATTCATGCCACCTAACGAGTTCATACTTGTTGTTCATTTTACACCAACGGAACTCAATATCACGAAATCTCATTCTTCTTCCTCTTCATAAGGAAACATTTCATCATACTCTTCATCAGTGAGAGTCAGATACTGAACATCAGCATCTTTATGTTCTTCGGCATACACTAACTGATAGTGAGCAAAACTACTTTCAGAAGTGCTAGCGTACTCTATGAGTCCATCAACAATACAAAGGTAATTCATTAGAGCACCTCCCAATGTGCGTCAGATTTGTCACCGAAACGGTTAGTACCAGTACGAGTACTAACCCAGAAGAAGTATTTGCGATTTTCTGATGCCAAGAACAACTCACCACCAGTGTCCTGCTCTACAATACAGACAGGATTGTTTCCCATGATATTTGCTAATCTATTCTTCGCCTTGCTGCTTTTGGGTCTTACGGTTACTTTTCTCATTTTGAATCTCAAGTTTCAGTTTGCGAATACCAGTAATAAAGTAAGCAAAGTCACGGGATTCAGTCACCCGTTTTTCTTCACCACAGACACCACACTTACCATTCCATACGGATGAGCAACCTACGGAATAAACTCCATACTTTTGCCCACAATCCATACAAGTAGTGCCTGTTTGTTCAAGGCGTTTGAGTAGTGCCTTCTTCTCTTTGAGAGTCATCGGTCTGTTTCGTATAAGAGTATTATAGGGTATCAGGAGGCGTCTTCAACGTCTTCTGTGCCAGTTTCTGAAGTGTCCTCGTCAGGCAACTCCTCATCTAAATCCACACCGTCCAATACTTCATCTGACCATTCTTTTACTCTTTCCAACACTTCATCCATAGAATATGTTTCTACTTTACCAAGATCAACGTCTTCTACCATTTGTAGAAGATATTCTAGAAACTCTTTGGGATAACATTCATCTTCACCAAGAGAAGACCAGAACCAATCTCTACATTCTTCTTCTGGATCTTCTACTGTTCTGGGGAGAGCATAGTTATCATAGTTGGAAGTCATCAGGTCAGCCCAGATGCGAAATGTGATTCGCATACTCTGCCATCCAGTCATCCAACAATGACCAATCCAATACTCCCACCAGTTCAAGGTGGTTTTCTTTTTATCAGTTCCTTTAAGTGCTTTACTAAACATCAGCACTCATCCATTCCAAGATATTCAGTTTCCTTTTCATCCACTTCTTTCATATAGTCCCAGTTCCAAGTCCTAGAAAGAACATCAATATCAAATCCAAACTTATATGCCCAGAACAGAATACCTAAAAGACCATTGCTTCCCATTGTAATCTGAAGATAAGGTGAAGAAGGGAAGTCATTCCAACTTACAGAAAACTGAAACAAACTCCATCGTTTAATATTAACAACTTGGACATAAACTTCGTGTCCAAAATCATAGCGGTGTTTAAATTTAATCAGGCTCATTGTTTTCCTCAAAATCAAACCATTCATAGAGAGAGTTCATCGCACCATCCACCACACAATCAACCACAGCATCTTCGTGTGGGTTTTCTACGTGTTTATGAGCACGATTGTATCCATAACGAACACCCTCTTCCAGTGCCATCTCCAATACCTTACGAAAGTTGGGTTTCATATCAATAAGGAAGAGATTTCAGACCATCCAGAACTTCTTGAAAGCGTTCGGCACGACTCTTGTGATGCTCCACATTTTCCTCAAGCACACCAACAATATCGTCCAGGACAACATCCAGAGACGCATCAGTATCAAAGTATTGTTGGATTGCTTCGGCAAGATACCGCCGCCGACTCCATTCCATACTATAGGGTTTGTAGTCCATAATCAGAGTGTATATGCGGGTATTATAAAGGTTTTTTCAGATCTTGTCAATCACGCTGACGCCAGTCGTCTGGTTTATCTCTATCTTCCGTCCACCAGTCAACCATATCATCAACACTATCAAATCCACGCTTACCAAAACGTTCGTGACCCAATCCACCAATATCAAGTTGGTTCAAAAAATCATCCATATCTCCTTTTTGCATATCGGGATTTTCTGATGTCCTTCTTGCTTGACGAAGCATTGTAGCAGCAGAGCGATTTGCTTTTGCCAACTTCTCTGCCCAGATCATATCTTCTAAACTTACCTCTTCATGCATGGCAATCTTGCTACAAATACCTTCCAATCGCAGGCGATATTGTGTAGAGAGCATATGTAGTCTCCATATAGGGTTATTTAGCATCTGATTCTAACTCACGTTGTAGTTCTTTTGCAAGTTTATATGCTCTTCTCCACATCAAATACTTTACAATTGGATTGCGTGGATTGTTCAGTAACCACCACTTTTGCCTCTCATAGTTTGCTTTTACCAACTTCATTACATAATAAAAAGCAGCAGCGACACTATCATCAGTTACTATGAAGTATGCCACTACTGCGAATACGATAAACCAAGCGTAATAAGTCATCGTCTTAAATTTTTTAGATAGTCTAACACGTGCTCACGCACTGCCATCAATTCGTGATAGCATTTCTGATTGTGAGCACATTGACGAAGCTCGTGGTCTGGTTTATGAACGCTTTCAATAAACAGATCAAGACCACGGTTCCATTTAACTTCAGGAGTTTCTTCCATAATCAATGCTACGGTTATAGTATTTA